AAGAACATGAATGATTGAGATTGAGATTGAGATTTAATATATTTTAGAAAGAGTAATATCAATAATATTTTGTAATTGTTTTTACAACATATTATTATAAATTATTTGTTATTTGTTATTTGTTATTTGATAATTGCTACTTATTTGACATCGGTGTGATGTTTAATAGTATGGATGATTTGTTGGAACTCTTGTTGCTTTCTCATTTCTTCCATTCTTTCAGCTTGCATTTTTTCTCTTTTTATAAATATTTCTTTGGTTTGTTTTACAACATCTGGTTTATTTTTTATCTTTCCATAACTATAGTTTTCCAATTTAGCGTCTATTTCATTCGTAAAAAAATGATGGATTTCTTCATCTTTTATAAAATCTTTTGGAACAATTTCGGTTTCTTTAATAATAGGTGAAGGATTTTTTAAAAGTTCGCGCTTATCAAATGTATTTTGTTCATGAGCAAAAACTAAAATAGTTTTCATTGGGTCTAATTGAGCAAAAGGAATAGTGTAATCTTTCAAAAAAGCCTTTTCTTCAGCAAGAGATGCATGATTACTGAAAGATGTTTGTTTTAAAAGTTCTTTTTTAAAGGCAAATGTGGCGGCTGTTGCGTGTTTAGGTCCATATGGTCCAAATGAATACATTTTTTTTCGATCATTGAAGTAAATATAAAGCTGACTAGAACCTACGCATAATACTTTTGGATTTTTATGCATGGTTTCAATAGCATGTGATACTCTTTCTGGTGGATAATAATCATCATCATCCATATATAAAATAACATCACCTTTTGAATACTCGTGTGACAAATTTCGTTTTTTCCCTAGAGTCATTTTTTTGTCAAATTTAAAATATTTTACATAAGGCAAATGGGAAACCAAATCTTCAATTTTGTCTTTTCCATCATCAATAATAATGAGCTCCATTTTATCCTGAGGATATGTTTGATTTTCAAATGATTTTATTATATATGGTATAAAAGGTCTTCGGTTATATGTAGGCATACACACGCTTACAAATGGTTTCTTTGGAAATTTTATTTTTTTACCTTGTTTTCCCATTTATGATAAAATGTATCTTTTTGTGTTTAAATGGAAAAACTTTAAATTATTAAATATGGTTATATTAAAATTATTTCTTTTTAGGTTTTGATTTGTTGGCATCTGGTTTCGCATTGGCATCTGGTTTCGAATTGGTATCTGGTTTTGCATTGGTATCTGGTTTCGCATTGGTATCTAGACTTGAGTCAACACTTCCTTTTTCTGGTTTCGGGTTTCCTTCTTCAGCTCTAGCATATTCTTTTAAGGACTCATCTTTAAGAACGCTATAAAATTCTTTCGATGCTTCATTTTCTGGAATAGGATTTTTTATTTTTTGTTTTTCTTTTACAGCACTTTTATAAGAATTCAAAATAGACCTGCCCATCATATATGTTTTATATATAGCTGTATGACCCCCTTCATCTTCATCATTTTCACCATCACATTCTACATCATTTGTTTCAAATTCAACCATTGGACTAAACATACTATAGTCTTTAATTTGAAACAAGCCGAATGAAGAAATAATTGAAAATAAAATACATAACACCACAATGGTAAAAGGTGTATTAACATTATACGCATCTTCTAATTTATCAGCAATTTTATTTTGCGTATTTGTGAGTTTTCTATTTTTTCTTTTAATAGTATTAATTTGATTTTTTAATTTTCTTGTATTATCATCCATTGTTTTATCTATACCAATTACATCAACTCTATCTCTTACATTTAAAATATCTATTTTATTTGAAAAATCATTCATTTTATTGACATCTTTATTCATTTTCATCAAATTATCTCCAAAACGTCCCAACATAGTAGTTTTTTTTTCATTATATTCTTCATATATTTTAAATAATCTTTCTGATATATTAGATCTAAATATAGTGAATAAAGCCAATAATAAAAACATTGACAATTTGTAATATTTAAAAACATACTTGATTATAGTAAAAATATTAACAGATTTATCTTTAATTTCACCTTTAAACATCATAGATGAAAACATGGAATAAACCATTGTAATGGTAGGAACAGAAAATAATGGATTAATAAATAAACTAACAAATACACCAATGGAAAACATACAAGCAAACATTGTTAAAATACTCCCAAGAAAGAAATCAGTAGGATTATACATAATTTCAACAGGAACCCATTTTGCTTTTTTCTTACCTTTTCCACAATTTTGGTTCTTTTTGAAAAACCAGGTCATTTTGTAAAACCATAAAAAGACAAAGTAAAAATTATTTGAAAAGAATAGGAAAATAAAACATAAAATGTATATAATTGGTGACAATATAATCACAATCAAATCATTTAAACCATTTAAATTATTAAAAACAGTATTGATGAAATTATAATTAAAACTGAACATAGCATTGACAATTGAAAGTAAGTAAACAAGCACAACATTCGCTTTGTTTGAAGTTTTATATTTTCTTATGGCGTCCAATAAAATATTTTTATTGTTATCTTCAAATTTAAATTTTAAATTCATAGAAACTTTTTCATCGTTAACTGTTTGAGTAAATATATTAGTTGTTATATCTTTCAAATCAATTTTTGTATCTGAATAAGGAAAACAATCACTAAACACCGGTAAAAAATTTGTTTGCGATATTTTGCAAATATATAACATACCACCACCTAATGAAAAATAAATAATAACCGCAATAATCATAACACCTATTTTTATAGAAAACTCTGGAATATACTCAATAAAATAATCAACCACTTCAGAAACAACATTTTTTATAGTATCAAAAATACCTATTTCTTTTATTTTTTCACCATTGAAATTTTTATTTTTGAATTTGCTTAATAAATTACTATCAACAAAAGAGGTTCCTTGATTTATTTTTTGAGTTGCGTTGTTTTTGACATTTTGCAAATTCCGTCTTTGTTCCTCGTTCATCTGAAAATTTGGTTTATTAACTTTATCTAAATTCATAGTAATATATATTATATAATTATTTTAGATATTATATATTGCTTCTTTATTTCTAATTTGCGAATAATACACTGACATTTCCTCCAACAAATGTAATTAAATTAACCTTTTCTTCAAATAATACCAAATCATAATTATATTCATAAATTCCCCATGTTGGTTTGTTAATTCCAATAATATTACCATCTCCATCACAAATTGTTTGAACTTTTGCGAAAGGACTCAATGGAGGTTCAATGGTTGAAAATTCTAATTCAATACTATTGAATTTTGACATATTAATTGCCCCAGATGGTTGTAAATTATAAGGTGAAGTATCTAAACAAAAGTTATAACAATATAACCCATCTGGTGCGTTTCCAGCAGTTCTTGTATATTTTTCAATATAATTAAATACACCTGCTGATAAAACATTTTCGCGATATTGACCGTCCATCAATATTCCCATATTGTTAAAAATAGTTTTTTTATTCATCGGGTTGTAAACAGGATTAATAAATAAGTTAGTTAAAGTTTTATCAATGTTTATTCCAGGTCCAATATTTGTATTGTTGCTGTTATAATAGTATCCTAATTCTTCAATTGCAGGATAAGAATCAAATGGTATATAATTATAAGGCCAATTTGTATAATTAGACCATTCATTCCGCAAATTGACGTCACTTCTCCTGAAAAAAAACATCCAACTTTTTACCATTCCTAAAGAATCTAATTCTATTTTATTATTGCCTGTTACATTCAAAAAATCACGTTCAAATGGTTGAGTAATTAAGTATTTCTGTTCGTTTTTGGAAAATATTAGTGCTTCATCGTCTGATAAAAAAGCATACGTACAATTTAAATGAACATCCGCATTCCATAGCATTCTTTTGTCTGAATAAGAATCAACATTTAAACTTATATCTGGAGGGGTTTGTAAAAAACGATAAAATTGCATTGTATTACGATTCAAATTTGGCGACACATAAGGAAAATTATTTTCATAATCATCGACATCACGAATTCTAAATAATTGATTTATAGGTCTTAATGTGACACTTATTGATATTTCATTATATTGTAGTGAAATTAACGGCAAAGCATTTTGAGGTTTTAGTGTAAACCAAGAACTTAAAGGAACATAAATAGTTCTACCCATAATTGAAGGTTGGACTCCTAATATATTTTCAGTATGATAACAACTAGGATATGTATTTACGTGTGCTCCTGCGTTTGCTGGGTCATTTAATTCGGGAACATGTCCAATCATTCTTTCAAATAATTCCAATTTTTGTTTATTGAAATCTCTTTGGGCCATTGCTAATATGTATTGACCTGTATATTCTTGTAATACTTGATTTCCACAAGTAATGCTTATTTTTTTAATCATTTGTGCTCCCAAATAATCAATCCATTTGAATTCATATGGTGCCCATGTTGTTGTAAATGTGTTATCATTTTCGTCGGTTATTTCTTTCGGTTGCATAATAGGAGACCAAATATTAGGTAAATTGATTGCGATATATGTATCCATTAATAATTCAGCATACCGTTTTATTTTAAATGTAAATGTTGATTCTTCGTTTATCCTCAAAGAAGGAGAACCTTCGTGATCAATGCGAAAATTTTGCTTCCCAAAATTTGTATATTTTGCGTATTTTGCTTTCCAAAATGTCTTTGATGGATTCCCATTTAAAATTATATTTGGATTTCCTTCTGATATTAAATTCAATAATCCTCCTGCCATATTACTATATTATTAGTTATTTATTATTTATTATCCATTTTTATAAAAATATAAATTAAATATATTTTTTTAAGAACCATAAGAATTCAAAGAATCAAAAGAACGTCGTGATATCATATTTTTTTTGTTTTTGCTTTTTTTGTTTCTATTTATATCTGGTAAATAAGTATTCAAATTCATTATAGATTTATATTTAGGAACCCCTAAATAGGTTTTGTCTGCCTTTGTAGGTAATAGTTGAGAGTTTGGATATCTAGGCGAATTTTCTTCACTTGAAATGTTATTATCATCATAATTATCATCATAATTGTCATCATAATTGTCATAATTTTTACTTGGATATAATTTGGATTTACTTGTTTCGTAAATGGTATTATCACTTTTCCTTTTATATTTTTTATCTGGTGACCTAATTGGAGTTATATTTCTTTTTATATTTGGTGATGTATTATTATTATTGAAAAATTCATCATGTATCTCAATTAATTTTATATTATTATATTTTACATTATCTATCAATATATCTATTTTTCGGTCCAAATGCTTTATTTTATCATTCAAATCATTCAATCGTAATAATCCAATATCTTTATTGTTCTTGTTCATTAATTATATTATACTAAATATTTAAATATTTAAATTGTTTATGTTTTGCAACATAAATAAAAAAAATGAAAAAAATCAATTACTTATTAACAATAATCATTATTATTAATTAATACAAATATTAAAGTAAATTAATCAAAAATGGAAAATTGGAATCAATATTGGTTTAAATTTGTTTCTAATAAAATAAATGCAGATTGGTGTGAATTGAGCAAAAATCCAAATACTACTTGGGAAATAGTGGAAGCAAACCCAGATAAACCTTGGGATTGGGGTTATTTAAGTGCAAATCCTTCAATCACGTGGGAAATAGTGGAAGCAAACCCACGTAAAGATTGGGATTGGAATATGTTAAGTGAAAATCCTTCAATCACGTGGGAATTTGTGGAAGCAAATATGGATAAACCTTGGTATTGGGGTTGGTTAGGTAATAATCCTTCAATCACGTGGGAAAATATTGAAGCAAACCCGGATAAACCTTGGAATTGGCTTGGCTTAAGTGCAAATCCTTCAATCACGTGGGAAATTGTGGAAGCAAACCCGGATAAACCTTGGAATTGGGATTTTATGAGTAGTAATCCAAATATTACTTGGGAAATTATTGAAGCAAATATGGATAAACCTTGGAATTGGTATTGCTTAAGTTTTAATCCAAATATTACTTGGGAAATTATTGAAGCAAATATGGATAAACCTTGGAATTGGTATTGCTTAAGTTGTAATC